GATTGGCCTCGAGATAGGCCCTGAGATGGTCCCTGAGATGGTCCCCGAGATTGGCCCCGAGATTGGCCCCGAGATTGGCCCCGAGATTGGCCTCGAGATTGGCCCCGAGACCAAGACCATTGAGAATCAGCTCCGCTTGCATCGGGCTCGCAAGCCGCAGCACCATTTCGGGCGCATCTATATCTATTGACCTGTACAGCATCCTGACTGCGCGCTCCGCCGCATCATAATCAGCACGCTCGGTGCATCGCCCTACAGCGAGCCACTCGACCGCCGCATCGCGAATGATGCGCTCGCGTTCCGGCGTCAGCTCTAACAATTCATACAACTAACAACGCTCCATTTCCGCTTAAAGTTAACAACCTTAACGCCTCGCGCGCTTGGTGTCAAATTGCAAATCGCGGCCGTCGCAATACTCCGCCAGCATCCGCATGCAACCCACGTCTGCGATCACCGCGACACTAAGGTCATAGGCCAGCGGGCCGAAGTCCTTGAGCAATCGCTCGGCGCCGATGCCCGTGGTGTAAATCCGGTTATGTCCGAATTGGCATGTCACCCCGCCCGCGAGCCAGCTTTTGACGTAGCCCTCGCCGCGCGCGGTGCGCACGCGCTCAACGAATTGCATGACGATTCCGTCCGGTTTGTTATAGCGCCCGCCGCCAACATAGCTGGACGCGGCCTCTTCGCGCGCCGCATCCGCCGCCAGCGTCGCGCACAGTCCGCGCAATTCAAACTCGGTCGGGAACCATTCTGACTGACGCGGCCAAGCGTCGAGCGCCCTCAGCGCCACCGCTTCAGGGTATTCACTCAGCGTCGCGAACAAGCGGCGGGCGCCGGCCTCGATACCGCCTTCGCTTTGATCGGGGCGCGGGCGCGTCACTTGTGACAGCGCGCGGAAGGCGTCGGCTAGCTTACTCATTTCTCCGTCACTCCATCGGTCGTGGCGTTACGCAGAGCGTCGGTGCGCTCGTTAAATAGAGCCAACGCCTTTTCAACTGCGGCAGAGACAAGCGCGCTGTCTTTCGCCTCTACGGCTGCCGCCAAGGCATCGCCGCCGATTTCGCGAAAGGCGTCGTAACGGGCTTCGTGGAAGATGTCGGTCTGCTTGCCGATCTCGTCGTTGAGGTCCGCGAGCACCTTCTGAATGTCGGCCACGTCCTGCTCAGTGAGGGCGTCGCCGACCTTAAGCGCGTAGGCGCGGAAGAATGGGCCACCATCGTCCGTGTCAGCCATTTTCGGTTCGGCGGCGCGGAGGCGTTCGATTTCGTTCTCTGCGTCCGCAAGTCTATCGCGCAATTTACTAGCCTCACCAACAAGGACAGCCCAGTCCTGTCCCGCTCTATCTAGTTCGGCGCGGAGGCGTTCAATCTCGGCGGCGGCTTCGTCGTCGTTCATTGTGTTTGCTTTCTTAGGCAAGGAGCGGGATAGGTGGTGCGGCGCTTCCTCCCGCTCGGATGGGTGTAGCTGCAAGTCACCGTTTCATACGGTGGCTCTGGCAACGTTTCGCAGGGGTTGGCGCCCGGCCCCATGAGTGCGCCGCAGTGATCGCACCAGCTTTCGCCCTCAAGAAGAAAAAGCTCATCGGCGTCACTCATTTCAGCCCCATCTCTGCTGCGATGCGATCAATGATCGCGGATGCGTCCGGGCGGCCGCCCCGGCGCGGTTGTTCAGTGACGGCGCCGGGCGCCGGAAGCCCGGCCAAGCGACGATCCCGGTTTTGCACGACGGCTTCCTCGAGCAGTTGCCACGTCGAGAACCGCTGCCCCCGTTTGCGAAAGCTGGCCGCGAGGCGATCCACCGCCGGCAGGATGTCTGCCTCCCAATCACAGCCGCCGCGAAGGAAACGGTTGAGGTCGGCCCCGTGGTGGACGCCGGGCGCTGTCGGGTCGCAGGCGTCGCCGGCTCTGGCGATCAACATATTGATGTCCTCTTTCGAGGCGATCCGCGCACGCGCCTTTAACGATACGACTTCCTCTAATGGTTCAATAACGGTTCTTGGGGCCGCACCTTGTGCGGCTGGGGGAGCCGCATAGCTATGCGGCTGGCCCCTGGGCAATTCTGCGGCTAGGTGCATTTTTGCACCCGCCGCAATATTGCGGCGGGGGAACACAACATATAGATTTGAGGTCCGGGCTTTGGACCCCTCGCGATCGCGCTTTTCCTTCGTCACTAGCCCCGCATCGCATAGCTCGGTAATGGCCCGGTCAACGGTATCGACGGAGCAATCCCCAGCCTCCGCGAGCGAGCGCCGGGAGGGGAACGATTGCCCCGTATCCTTGTCCGCGTTGTTCGCCAAGCCGATCAGGATCAGCTTGGCGCGGGGCGATAGGCCGCGCACGGTCAGGGCCAGCGCCAAGGCTTCAACGCTCACGCCGCGACCGCCAGCGCGTCAGCTTCGGCCGCCTTGCTGGGCTGGTATACCAGCCGCGCGTGATCCTTGCACCATGAGCCCGCCAGCGTGCGGCGCCCGCATATCGGGGTGTCGTGGGCGTCGCGGATATAGCGGCATTGATCCGCGTTAGCGTGCTCTATTGCGGGGCCGATCGGCTCCATTGCCGCAATCGCGCGCAGATGCTCCGGGGTGAGGGTTTTGGCCTTGGCGTACTTGGGGCGGCGCAGGACATAGACAGCGCCGTGGAGGGGCGCGGCGGGCTTTGGCGGGCGGGTTGTGCGGGCGGCCAGCTTTGGCCCGCACAGGCCCAGGCGGTGAACCTTGCCAATGACGGCGTTGCGGGTACAGCCAATCTTGAGCGCGATCTGGCCCGCGCTATGCCCGTTCGTCCATTCGCGGGTGACGATGGCTATGCGGTCTTCCGTCCAGGTGGTTTGGTGCGCGCTCATTTTGGTGCTCCCTCAAAACGACAGTGGTTCTTGCGTTGGCTTCGTCCGTGGCTCCTCGAATAGGCGGGGCTGCTTCCAAGCCTCCTCAATGCGGCGGCAGGACAATCCAAAATGCTCTGGATCAAGCTCTATGCCCACAAACCGGCGCCCCGACTTGATCGCCGCAACGCCCGTTGAGCCGCCGCCCATGAAGGGATCGAGCACAACATCGCCCGGCTGGGAATGCAGCTTTATGAAGTGCGCCGCCAACGCTGGCGGCTTCGGTGTCGGATGATCATCGGCTTGCGGGATGATTTTCCCGATCCCGTAGGCGCCGGGACGGATGACGTTTTCGATCCGATCGGTTGTGTCGAACCACTTGCATGCCGCGCCGGGCTTTTCGCCCACAAGCACCGTTTCGTATGAGCGGCGATAATGCCAACCCATGCCCATCGGCCCCTTATCCCAAACCACCATCTGCTTGAAGTTCAGGTGCCCATCCAGCCATAGCGACCAGCGCGCGAATTGCGGGTCTGGTCCGCCGCCGCCGCCGCAGCAGCAGCAGCAGCTGCAGCCCCCACTTCGGAGCAATCGCGCGAAATGCGGTAAAACAAAGCGAAACAGGTCATTTGCTTCCGGCCCATCGTTAGCGATGGGCCGGCCCACCGATGTATCACCATCGGAGGGAGGGCGGCCTAGGGCGGCCTCCCACCGATGTATCAAGTCGCCGTTGTTGTTGTTGTGCCCGTAAGGCGGGTCGGTGAAAATAAAGTCCACCGGCTCCAGCGTCGGCAGTACTTCGCGACAATCACCAAGGATCAGCCGCGCGTCGTCGATGATCTCTTCGCGGAAGCTCATGCCCGCACCCGCCGCATGGCTTCATGGTAAGCATGCACCCGCTCCGCCTCGCGCCGCAGCCGCGCCAGCCGCACCTTGGCGATGTGGTGCGCGCGCAGCGCCGCGACTGCGCCGATCAGCGCCAGCATAAACAGCACGGCGCTCATGTAGCGCACACTACGCAATGGGGATAAGTCTTGCGCGCGTCGCAGTGCGGCGCAATATAAGGCCCGAGGGCCGGGCGCTGGAAAAACGGGAAGGCCGGTAACAAGCGGAATGCTCCCTCAAGCGTAAGCTGCGTTACTGTTCCTAGAAGGGGCCAGCGTTTGCCGCGCTTGGCCCCTTCGCTATTGTTGCGCCCTATCCGCGCGCAACGTCAAGCGGCGTTAAAGTCGTTTCAGCCCTGTGATTTTTTTGATCGCCTCGCCCAGCTCCGGGCTGATTCCGCGCTTGCCTTGCAGGATCAGCGTAATCAGCGCCGGCGAGACGTTAAGCTGCTTTGCAAGCCAAGACCGCTTTTGGCGATTGGCCCAGAGCCAGCGCTCTAGTGGCGACTCAAAGGGCGGCGGCTTAATCATGGCGTCAGTGTCCGTCATGCATCCCGATTAGGCCCGCGTTTACCCTTTGTCAATTATTTTTCCGCGCCCGCGTAAAGTCGCTTGACGGGGTTGGCGGCGCGCGGCAGGGTGGGGTTAACGATTTGGAGAAAAAGCCCATGACCCTATCCGAACAAGCCGCCGATCGGGCGACCATCGTGGGCGGGGTGATCGAAGATCACGCCGCAGCGCTGAAAGATGCGCTTTCCGACTTCGTGCATGATCTGAGCGAGGCCGGGTGCTTCCGTGTTCATCGCGGCTGGAGCACCTACGCCGAGCGCACGGCGGCGGTTGAGGCGGCGGTGCGCGCGGCGGTGCAGAGCGTGCTAACGAACGCCTGGGTCGATCTGCCGGACGAAACCAAGGCGCTTTATGTGGAGCGGGCGCAATGATGAAATATGAAGTAAAAAACCGCTTTAGCGGCAGCGTGCAGTTCACCGCCGAGATTGAGTGCGCCGAAGACGCATCCGTTTCAATCAAGCTGGGATTGGCTGTGAAGTGGGCAATGGCGGCGCGCGCCAACCTCGCGGGCGCCTACCTCGCGGGCGCCAACCTCGCGGGCGCCGACCTCGCGGACGCCAACCTCGCGGGCGCCTACCTCGCGGGCGCCAACCTCGCGCGCGCCGACCTCGCGGGCGCCGACCTCGCGGGCGCCTACCTCGCGGGCGCCAACCTCGCGGGCGCCTACCTCGCGGGCGCCAACCTCGCGGACGCCAACCTCGCGCGCGCCGACCTCGCGGGCGCCGACCTCGCGGGCGCCCGTAACCTTCCAGGTGGTGCGACGCAAACTGATCCGCCAGAACCATATGAACTCAAGCCCGCAGCGGAACGCTACACCGAACGCGCCGCGCGCTGCGCTGCTGAGCAGACCGCGAAAGCGGGCAACTCAGAGCAAAACAATGAGCGTTGAACCTCCTATCTCCGAGCCCGCGCGCGCCAGAGAGCCAACCGCCCCCCACGTCATCCGCGCCATGAACGCCGTCACGGCAGAGCTTGCCGGCGAAGGCGTCAGCAAATCTCGCAGCAACCAGCAACAGGGCTATAAATTCCGAGGCATCGACGAGGTGCTAAACGCACTCGCCCGCGTCATCGCGGAAAACAAGCTGGTCATCATTCCGCACGTGCAAACGCGCGAATTGACAGAACGCCAGACCAAAAGCGGCGGTGTGCTTTTTTTCGTTACAGTGCGCGTCGATTATACCTTCATTAGCGCCGAGGATGGATCGCGCGAAGCCGTTGGCCCGTTCGATGGCGAGGCGATGGACTCCGCCGACAAGGCCACCAACAAGGCGATGAGCGCCGCCTATAAATACATGGCCATTCAAACTTTCTGCATCCCAACCGAAGGGGATAACGACGCGGACGCGACGACACACGAAGTTGTCGCCGCTGCTGGCGGGGAGCGTGCCCCAACGCAAACCCCACCCCGCCAGCAGCTTAATTCATCGCAGGCCAAGAAGGCCGACGCATGGCCGCGCTTTGTGGACAAGCTGAAAAGCTTTGGCGAGCTAAGCGATTTGGAGGAATGGTGGGCGCGCGCCACAACCGCGCAAGCGGTCAGTGAAATGCCGAGTGCATGGCAAGAACAGGCGGCGGAGGAATACGAAAAAGCGCAGGAGCGCTTGGCTGAGAAACTGCGGCGGGAATTGGAGGAGGCGCGGCGATGAGAAGCACGGCTGACTACATGAGCGAGCAAGATCGCCAAGATTTGCGCGACGCTGGGCGCGGGCACTTGCTGGGGGAATATCCCAGCGAGCTAGACCGCGCCGATGAAGAACGGAAGCGCCAGCGCGAGGAAGGCGATCCGCCGAAATGATCCGTCCGCCGATCCGCTTGAGCGGCCCGCTACAGCGCCAGCTCGCCGCGTCCTATATTCTGGACGCGGCGCCGGCGGGGTGCGAAGTGCGGTTCGTGCAGGGCGACCGGCGCACGCCAGCGCAAAGCGATGCGATGTGGGCCAAGCTAGATCAAATCGCCGCGCATGTGGTGTGGTGCGGCAAGCGCCTCACGGCTGAGGACTGGAAGGACGTGTTTACCGCGTCGCTCCGCAAGGCGCGCGTGGTGCCGACGATTGACGGCGACGGCTTCGTCCCGCTGGGAATGAGCACAAGCCGCATGACCCGCGACGAAATGAGCAATCTGCTGGCGCTGATCGACGCCTTTGCCGCCGAACGCGGCATAGTGTTCGCCGCGTCGGAAAGCGTTGAGCGGCTAGTGCGTCCCCGGCAGGGAAACCCCCGCCCGCTGCATGACAAGGATAGCGAACACGATGAGCACTAGGGCCTCAACCACGCGCTTCAGCCACGGCGGTTGCGCCGGGAACGGGATGCGCTCAAGCGCCGTCATAACGAGGGCGATGATGACGAGGATGGCTGCGAAAGTAACGAGGTCCATGATGTTAGTCTCCTATTCCGCCGCGATAAGCCGCTGCGGGTTGGTTTCAGGGGTGCGGCCATGATCGCCGTCCTCTGCATCGTCGTCAGCGTATGGGCTGGCGTGATCTTCTTGCGCCTCGGGCAGATAGTCGTCCTGCTCCGGCGCTGTTTGGGGGAGCGCTAAATGTATTTCGTCATCTGGCTCTTGTACGCCGCGCCCTTCGTCCTGTTGGGCTTCCTCTGGCTCTACGGCGCCACTTGCCTCGCCTACTGGCTCGGGCGGCTCTTCGCTAAACTCGCCGGACGCGACTAACAGCGCGGCGACTTCATCATCGGAAAGGGCTTCGTCTTGGATATCCTGATCGGCTTCGTCTTGTTTCTGCTCATCGCTGGCGGGCTGGCTTACGGGTTGAGCGAGATCGCTGACCGGCTCGGCCGCGCCCGCCGACCGTAGCCCATCGTCACCGCCATCGTTTTCCGCGCCGGTTTCGTCGGGCGGGATGTCGGGCTGAATGTCCACCTTTTGCGGCTTGCCCTTTTTCAGCTTGCGCCAGTGCGGCTTGACCTTCACCAGCTCCTCGCCGCTTTCCGCGTCGTACACCTTGCCGGTCGCGGGCTTCATCGGCTCGGCGGCGATAGGCTCTTCGGCTCGCAAATCTTCGATCCGGTGATCCTCTGGCGCCCACCCGGACAGCGAGATGTTGTGGCGCGACATGGCCTCACTCAACCCAACCCACCACCACGTTCCGAAGATGCCGATGATCGTGCAAATCAGCGCCACAAACGGCGGGCGGTACACGTTGGCGTAGGTCGCGAAGGTGTCGAGGCCGACGCCGGCGTGGTCCTCAACGTGCGCGGCAACGGCGGCTTGCGTCGGCGCGGCGGCTAATTGCGCCCGCAGCGCATCGCGGCGCGCACGGGCGTCGTCGGCCGCTTGCGCCGCGCCAAGCGCCCGCTCAATCATCGGCAAGCGTTCGTCGCGCGTGGCCCGCGCTTGGGCAATATAGGTGCTCTGCCACCGCGCCGCGCCAACCGACGCCGCCTGCGCCATGTAGGCGTTGCGGTTGTTGAACATGGTGTTGAGATCGGCGGTAATGCCGTCGATTTGGGTTTGCAGTTGCGCCCGGCCTTGGCCCGCCTGCTGCTCGACTACTTGGCCGGCGCGGACTTGCTCCTGGCGGTTGCTATTCATCACCACCGTGCCGGACACGATCACCAGCGCGTTCGCCAACAGGCCCGCGACGATCATGGTGGTGCGCCGCCAGCGGCCCGTGCCGCGCGCCTTCATTTGCACCGGCAACCACACCATTGACCACATGACAATCGGCACGGTCGCGGCAATGAGGCCGATCAGCACCGGCACGCTGCGAATGTCGAAGGCGAAGTGCCATGCGCCGGACGCGGCTTGGCCGGTTCCGAACGCTACCGCCCAATCATTGTCCAGCCGCCCCGTCGCCTGAATGCAAAACAGGATTGCCCAATAGACCTCAACGAACGCCGCGCACAGCGTTGCGGTCGCCGGAATTGAGAGCAGCCAAAAGCGGCTTTCATGGCCGTGGCGCTGTTGCGCGCGCTTGGCGGCCTTGCGTTCCGCTACCCGTTCGCCGCGCTCCCGCAGCCAGACTTTTGCTTGCCCGAGTACATTCACTGGCCACCTAAAAGGAAGCGCGTCCCTAGGACGCTGACAATCGCCACGGCTATCAGCCCTAGCGTGATGAAGATTGGCGCGGCGTTGCCGCCCCGCCGGCTTTGGTCGATCGCGTCGAGCGCCCGATGCAGCGCCAGCGCCGCCGCCGTTTCTTGCTGCACTGGCGCTTGCTGCTGTTGCGGCGCCCGAATGAGCATCTGCTTCACGTCCGTCACGTCTTGGCGAAGGCCGCTGACTTCGTGCAGCAGCGTCGCCTCGGTGGTCGCTTGGCGTTCGCGGATCGCAGCTAGTTCGGCCTGCGTCTTGAGTTGCGCCGTGGTGTGTTCGCGCACATGCACGTATCGGTCATCGAATCCATCATCTCCCATGCGTTGTCCCCAGCGCGTCAATCTTTTGCTCGATCCGGTGCATTGTGTCGCCGCGCTCCCGGTTGCTCACCAGCAGCTCAAGCGCGATAGCGAAGATCAGTATGGAGAAAACCGCGCAGATCCAGCGCAGGATTGCCGGCGTCGCGTGATGTTCAGTCACGGCCGCCCATCCACCAACACAGGAGCGCCAGCGACAGAGCGCCTGTCACGGCGAAGAAATAGAGCCAGGCCATTCAATGCTCCCTCGCGAGATGCCCGAAAGAAAGCCATATACCTGCCGATTCCAAGTCGCATCAGCGAGCGCGTTGTGCTCGCCTTTGCCTTGTTCTGGAAGCACGACGTCGCCGAGCATGTCGGCCCACTGCTTGAGATCACGGCAGTACATCGGCCAACCAGCCGGCAGGTCCATCATCGTGCCGTAGAGCCAGCATAACGCTACCCAATCGTAATCGGCGTAATAGCCCCAAAACTCGGGCTTGCTCGGTGACGCATCCACGAAACGCTGAACGTGGCGCGCAATCTCGGCCTTCGTCGCGACTTGATGCTCCGTGCCGTTCAAGTGCGGCTTCACGTTGTCGAGAACCCACTGCGACGCGCGCGACCAATCGACTTCGCTGTTTTCATAGTAGATCGCACGCCCATCATCCGCGACGATCCCGATAGAGATCATGTCGAGATGGTTCGGCGCTTCGATAAATTCGGTGTCAAGAAAGTAACGCACTACCTAATGCTCCCTCGCCCATTGCGACGTTGCGACAAACCGCCCTGTGCGGGGATCAACATTCGCGGTGTTCCGAAAGCGTACGCGCCCTTTAGCCTTGCAGTCCGCCATATTGTCTTTGCGCGTTCCAAGCCAAAGGTGCGCCGGGTTCACGCAGTGCGGATTATCGCAGGAATGACAGACATCAAGCGAAGATGGTGGAAGATTTTCTCCGTGAGCTAGCGCCCAGGACGCACGATGCGCCGTTATCATCAGCGCCCCCTTAGAAGCCGTCGTCCACCCAAAGACGCCATATTGCCCCCTGACAACGCTGTCGCCTGGACGCGAGCGTCCGGGGTTTTTATGGCCGCCAATCCACAGCCAGCACTCGGTTTCGCTGCGCTTATCCACATACTTCCAAAATCTTTCAGCGCGCGTTTTGTTTGTCTGACTGGGCCATCTTGGCATTTAGCGCGGCTCCCGTTGTGTTCGGTCATACCACGTCGCGCAGGTTTCTTGCGGGATGCTGTTGCGCATCAACGCATCGCGGGCTTGATCGCGTTCGCCAATCAATTGCGAGTCTGCCAGTTCCGCGCGTTGCGAGCGAATAATCCAATACGGCAGTTGGATAGCCGCAAGCGCATTATCCGCAGGGCGCGGCGGCAAAGCCGGCGCCGCAACAGGGTCAGTCGGGTCTTCCTGGGTCGGATGGAAGCCGCAGTCAGCGGGGGCCACCGGCGGTGGGGGCGGCGGTGGCGGGAGCGGATTGAACGGCACGTGCATCGTCCCGCAAGCCGAGGTCAGGAGGGTCGCCAATCCCATGCCTAATGTTCTCAATATCATGCTGCCTTCTCCGTTCTGCCGCCGCCGAGGCAGCCCGCAATTGTTCAAGTCGATGAAGGTTCGCGCTAGTGGCGGCAGAATCTCTCCGGGCGCTCTCAAGCAGTTCGCCCTGCCTCGTATAAGCATGTTGCCATTCGTCACGATTGTGAACAGCGGTGCGCAAATCACGTTGCGCGTCGGTCAAATCGTGCTTGGCGTGGTTCAGCCGTGCCGTCTGGATCGCCGCCGCGCCGGTGGTGAGCGCCATGCCCGACGCCAGCACCATCCACAGCCGAACACCGCCTAACATCCCTATAAGCCCAAGCGGCGCCCCTACAGGGCCAAACGCGGCCAGGCGTCGGCCGGCCATGTTTTCCGGGGTCGGATGGCGGCGGGCCTCGGCCTCGTCCAGGTCGCGCACGTTGCGGCGAAGCTGGCGCAACAGCAGCTCTTGGGAGCGATTGCGGTGCTCGGCCTGCTCGATCAGCTTGATTTGGGCGGTCCAGGCTGACCGTTGGTGCGAGGCTTGGATGTCGCCCTCTGGACTATCCAGGGCGACGGCAAACAGCGCCGTGCCCCCCTCCGCGCGCGCCTCACGGGCCGCTCGCCGCTCGCGTTGCCATTGCTCTAGGCCGGGCAGGCTGGAAACAAGGCGCTGGCCGCCGCGTTCGATGCGCTCGAGCGTGTTCAACATTATGGGCTGTCCCCCGGTCGCGGCCCGTCGCCAGAAGGCGAAAAAGGGCCGACACTTTGACCCGCCGCGATTTGGGATTGCCGCTCATAATGGCGGGCGTTGAAGATTGGCCCGGCTATGCCGATCACCCCGGCCAACAGCGTCCCCAGCGAGCCGATGACGGCGGCGAAGCCCATGAAGTCTATTGGCTGACCATGCGCCCAGCGGTTCAGGCCAAGCAACAGCATGACCGCCACCAGGGCCGCGAACGCCACGCAGGCGATCACCCCCACCGCCGCGGCGCACATGATCAGCGGGCGCGGGGTGCGGTGCGCCCAGCCTTCTTTCGGCATCACGCGGGCGGGCTCCTGTCGGAGAGAAAAGACCCCACGGCGAAGCCGGATTCGTCCATCGCCACAAGCGGCTCGGTCAACCGGTGCGCGGCCTCGATTGGTGTAGTGTTCGCCTCACGCCAATTCACCGTTTGCAAATCACCACCGGGCGGCGTCCCCGCAATCTGGCTCCCATTACAAAACCGGCCCCAAGCCGAGCTTGGAACCCATCCGCGCGCCGTGGCGTTTGCTTGCGCTTGCGCCGTCAGTACGTCCGCCATCCAATCCGGCAAGGGCCGGTCAGCGCCCCCGGAAGCTGCGCCTACCGTTATCGCGGTGCTCATTCCGGCCACCCTTCTTCAGGATTAAAGGCGGCAATGGCAGTGCGCCCCGCCTCGCGCGTATCTTCACCCTTGAGCAATTCGGCGTACTGCTCGAGCTCGTCTTCGCGCTGGTTTTGATAGGCGTCGATTGTGTTCATGCCGCGTGAGCGCTCGCTGATGGCCAAGAAACGTGCCCGGCCTTCGGGATCGTCTGGCGCTTCTTGGCGCTCGATACGCACAATGAGATTTTGCAGCGAAGCAAATTCGCTCACGGTCCAGCCGTCTTGCAGCAGCGCTTTGCGTTCGCGGGCGATTTCCGCGAGCCGCCCTAATTTAGCTAGGCGGGCGACGTGTATGTCGTCCCCAAAGTAAACCACGCCGCCGTGCGTATCGTATGCGCGCTCGTGTTCGACCGGATGCTCGCCCGCATCAACGGTGAGTTCTGGAAAGTCGCTCGCCTCCGCCGCTACGGCTTCTCTAATTTCCTCATAGTCGGCGTCGTAAGCATAATCTCGGTCACTATCACTAGCGCTTCCATCGTCTCCGCTGGCAGTGCTTTCGTCTCCGCTATCGACAACACCCGCGACTTCTTCGGCCGCTTCGTCTGCGGCTTGGCTTTCAATGATGGCCACTTCATCGGGGGTTAGTCCCCTTGCTTCGGTTCCGGCATCAGCAAGGGCAGTGAGGATTGCTTCATCATCCACTGCGTCAATCCCGGCGTCGTCCGAAAGTGGTCCTGCATCTGGGTCGGCGTAATCTGGCCGCTGAGCCAACATTGACGGAGCATCGCCCACGCCGCCTGAGGGAAAGGTTTCGACTGTTCCGTGTGTCTCATCGCTTGCCTCCATGATCTCCGGCGCAATTTGCTCCGGTTCGGGGGCGCGTGCAACAAAATTAACAGCCAGCCAGGTCGCCGCCTCCTCCGCCGTGTCGGGTGTATCAGGCCCGTAATCGGGATGGCCCGGCGGGATTTTTGCCCAATCCTTGATATGCATGTTGCCGATCGGATCGACGCCACCAACCAATGTGCCATGCACAAAGACGCGCCGCCAGCCGGCGGCGGTTAACAACCGCGCCGCTTCCGCGCGGCTAGCGTTAAAATCAACCTCGCTCATGCGCCCTCCTGGGCGGCGAGGCGCGCCTGCCATTGTACGTCTAGCGCGGTTAGCGCCGCCGCCGCCTCTTCGCGTTCCCGCACAATTTGGGCATTGAGACGCTGCACTTGCGCGCTGAGGACGATTGCCGCGTGATCCAACACTGCCGCCAACCCCTCCGGGGTAACGTCTTCCATGATTTGGCGCGCAATGTCGCCACCAACAGGATCGCTAATTGTGTATCGGCGCAAACGCTGGAAGCTTTGCGGAGTATCGTTGGTGATGTCCATGATGATGATATATTGAGCGATCTGATCTGCCATTTTCGGTGCTTTCTGTTAAGTGTTTTGGATTACGCCGTAATGCGTAAAGCGATTGGTGGCAGCGGCGCCAAACGTGGCGGTTCCGCCGGTCACCGTTACAGGTGAGCTCGCAATTGCCGTTTGCAATTGCATGGTGAGATTTCCACCTGTCGCCGTGGAAAATTCCGCGACTGCCTCGGTGTAATCGATTCCTCCGGTTTCGCCCGTGCAATCGCCTATGGTTGTGTTGGCCGCTCCCGAAAAACACAAAAAAATAAGCTCTAAACTACCCGTTGTCGCCATCGCCGCGCCTGTGATTGTCGTGCTAGAACCAGCGACAACGCCCGATCCGTTCGCGTAAACAGTACTGCCCCCGGTAAAGCTGTACATGCGCGCCGCACGCTGCGTAACGCCCTGAGTAACGCTAACCGAAAGCGTTCCGCTTTCGGTTCCGTCCGCTATTTTCCCGTACATTAGCCCCAATGTCGTAGGCCCCGAGCCTGTCGTTGTTGAGCTTAATAGCGTCCATCCGCTCGGGGTGGATACAGCCGGGGAGGCGCCCGAATCGATGACATGAACATGCAGCAACAAATATTGTCCTGCCCCGATCCCGGCTGGATATGCGGGAGCGATGGCCGTTCCGGCCGTCGCCGTTCCGGCGCCGGCCGCCACAAAGGTTATTTGCGCGATTGAAGCGCCGCCGCAAAACAATCCACTCATGTGATGCCAACGCCTTCCGCAAACCAGGATGTTGCGGTCTGCTTCGTTAATGTCATTGAGCCGTTGGCGGCCAGCGAGCGCGAGCCGGTCGAAGCGTTCCACCGCAACGTGTCCGTTGTGATCGCGACAGTGACTACGCCTCCGCCATTATCATTGCGAATTTTGAACATGAAGCCGATCGGCAGCGCCAGATTGGCATTGCTGTCAATCGTGTATGTGTGGGCTGATGCGGACGTGTGGTAAAGCGTCTGGCCAGCGATGTTTGCGGCAATGGTGTAATTGGCGTCCTTCGCCACCAAGATCGTGCCGATATAGCCCACGGAAGCGGCGACGGGCGTGGTGACATCGGTGGCGCGCTGCAGGTCAATCGTCGTTGGCACAGTCAGGGCTGTGGCAGTAATATCCAAAACTTTAACGCCAGCAGCCGCTAACGCCCAGTTATTCGCGCCAATGTAATAAATGCCATTGTCTTGATCGGCGTTGAATGCACACGAAGGCGAAGTAACTGAGCCTGGCCCAATCAAAACGCCCTTGGCGGCAGGCGAGGCCAACGCCCCACCGGAATTAACCCGCCATTGAATTGTCCCTCCCGTTACAAAGTCCACAGTATCGGCAATGGTGTTGGCCAGTCCAGTGTTACTGTCGCCCGTGAACGTCAGGGAGGGCGCCCCAGCCGAACCGGTCCCTAACGTCATGGACGTTACGCTCGGCGTCAGCGTTAGCGACAGAGTGTCCGCCGCCGTGAACTGAACGATCGGAGTTCCACTCGCCCAGGACAGCGCGGCCAGCGCTGTCAGCGTAGCATCAAGCGTTTGAAACACACTCGGCAACACTTGTTCATAGCGCACCGCGTCGCCCGCTGTTGTGGCGGCGCCCAGCCCTGTCGCTTTGAAGCCGCCGAACGGTTGATTGGCCGCAAAGGCCTTCGTGCCGGCCTTGTTGATTGAATCGGACAGCGCTGTCGCGATATCGTTCATTTCCGAATTGAAATCCGTCGCGCTCGCTATGTCACCCGTGTTGGGCGGGGTTACGATACGTGAGAAATTTCCAGAGCCGTCGCGCGCCATTTAACTTTACTTTCTTGGAGGTGGGGATGGGCGCATGGCCCGTTGCGTTTGCAGATCGGCGGAGCGCCGCAAGGTGTGCGCCGTATCACTGACAGGCGCTCGCACATGGTTGGTTTCATCAAAAACGCGAACCTCGCCGCCCTTGCCATACTGATTAGGAGGCCATTCGACGCCAGTAATCCCGCGCTGCGCATATTCTTGCTGGATTTGCAGCGCGGCTTCTCGGTGGGTGACGCCTAGTTGTTTTGCTCGTTGTTGCACTTGGCGCATGTATGTAGGGCCATCCTCTAGCTGGCCGCGCATAAAGGCTTGATAGACAACGCCCCCGCCGCCTTCTGAGGCATAGATGTTTGCCTCAGCCCGACTTTTGCTAAACGACGTTCCATTGAATTGCTCGCTGCCCTGAAGCGACGGATTGCGCGCTATGCTTCCATTGGCTGCGGGACGCGTCATGCCGCGATAAAGCGGCTGATCGACGTTGAAGCCATCGCCGCGAAGCTGTTCAACGTCACTTCCTACATTATGGGCGTTCCGCAGGGCGAACGGCCCACCGTCACTTCCTGCGCTGTGGGGCGCCGCCGCCTCGCGCAAGTCCTGCGAGGTCGCCGCCGTGGAGCGGAACGGCGTGCGCGGGCGGGCGCCGGTCGGGACGCCGGGGAACGGGAGAAAGCCGTCTGGAAATTCGCCGGGAACGGGCGCACGCACACGCGGCAATTCCGCCGCCACCCGGCCTTCGCCTGGCATCCCCGCGCCCAGCATGGCAAGATTGACTCCGCCGCTGGCGAAGTCACCGATGGCGTCACCAATCGCTGCCGTGCCGCGCTCGTCAATCCTAGGCGCGGCCAACGCTTCTCGCACATGCCCGATGCCGTGCGCGATCTGCGGCAGGCCGGTAAACTCGGTCGCGTCGCTCACAAGCTGTTGCGTCGGCGTGTAGCCGGGGCGGATTGTGCGCGGCAACGCCATCGCGCCGGCGCTTATGTCGCGCGCAGTGGCCTCGGGGCCAGACTGTTGCGCGGCCAGCGCTTGCTGTTGCTCGAACGCCTTCACGCGCGGCAAGTCCACGGTCGGCGCCCGCATCGGCGGGCGCGCGCGGCCGCGCATGGTGGTTGTGATTTGCGCCTCGTAGGGCGCGCGCTGGTGAATGACCTCATCAATAAGTTGCGCGAGCGTCGTCACGGTGACTGCCGTTTATTTAACATCTTTCCAGCGCTTTCTTGTTCGGACTTGCCAAATATGCTTTGGGTCAACACTGTACCGTTTCGCCAGATCACCCGACGATTCTTCGCTTGATCGAATTGCGCACACATCTTCAACCGTTAAAGTAGCCTTTTTGCCGTGATTGTTGCGGCCCTTTCTGGCTCGGTCTTTATTATTGTCTCCTGCGGTTCCCAAAAAAAGATGATTTGGATTAACACATTTTTTGTTGTCGCAGTGATGGCAAACAAGTAGCGCGCCAGGCGCCACTCCAAAAGCCAATTCATAAGATACTCGGTGCGCTAAATGCCGCTTATACAGAAACGACATCTTTCCATATCCGTTGGGATAGTAAGGCCCCTGCCATTCGAGGCAGTCGCCATTCAACCTAGACCTATTTGAAAGTAAACACTTCAACGAACAGTACATGCGCGGCGACCTGGGGAGCGCCATTACAACGCCGCCGCATTCAAGGCACGTCGTCATTCCGCGCTTGAATCTCATTTCAGCCTCCGGCTGATTTCCGCCAAAAGCTGCGCTTTCGTGAGACGTTTGCCGCCGCCAAGTTTCAGCGACCGCAAGCCCTCTTCAAGCGCCTTCGTTTTGTTGCCATCATATTCGGCCGCCAATTCATCGAGCAACGCGAGCCCTTCATCGGAAAGTCGAAACGACACTAGTTTTTTCAGGTTCTTGGCCATGCCGAACCTTAGCGCTTGTATTGCGGGGCGTAATGCGGCAATACGCCGCACCACAGGCCGCTATACAATCCGCCATACGTTCCGCTATACTAAGCGCATTGGAAATGGAGACATCCCCAATGCGCTCTTTGAAAATCACAGACCTGCTTCGCAACGCCCCGCTCGTCGCCCTCACGTCAGCCGTATTGCTGGCGATGGAAGGCTTCGGATGGAGCTACCTCGCCCAAACCAATGACCCGCTGCATGCCGTGCTTATGGCCTGCGTCGTGTCCGGTACGGGCCTTGTCGGCCTCGTCGCCTCCTACGTGGGCGCCGAACGCCGCCAAGACCCCCGCCACAGCGTCCGCAGCGGCGCTTGGGTGGCGCAAGTGCTGGCCGTCCTGATGATGCTCCCTGGCATCGTGTTGGCCGCCGACAGCCTCGCCTTTCCCACCCAAGTCGCCAACGCCCGCAGCTACCTTGCTTCCGAAGAGCACGCCGCTGACCTTCAGGCTCAGCGGCTTGCTCAAGGCCAGCAAGAAATGGCCGAGGTAGCCATCAACCTTTCTCGCGGCACTATCCCGACGCGAGCCAGCTTCGACCTGGGCGCCGTCATCGCAGCCAGCTTCCTCTACATGGCCAACATGTGGGCGGCCTCGGCTCTTTGGCGGGCAAAGCCGGAAACTGCAACGGAACGCAAGCGCCGCGAGGCGCGCGCCGCCCGAGCCGCGAAACGTCCACAAGACATTCGCAAGCAACTCAAGATCGCTTAACCTAAACGCCCCATGCTAACCCGTGGGGCGTTTTTCATTGGAGGCCGCCATGCGCGCCCTGTTTGCCCTAGTCCTGCTCGCCGCCTGTTCGCCGCACACCCAACCGATCGGCCCGCTCCGCAATTCCTGGGAGTGCGGCTGGGATGACGACACCGGAAACTATCAAACCCATATCGTCTATTACGCCGCGAGCGGCGAGCGTCTTGGTCATTCGGCCGGGGCGGGCGATTGCACGCCTATAACCGAGGCAACAGCGCACGAATTAACGCGGCCATAGGCATTCCGCCACCCATGTTCGCCATCGTATCCCGGTGGGCGGCCTGTGCGTTTGCCGCGTTAGTCCGCCCCTGAGCGCGTGCAATGGCGATGCGCTCTGGCAGATTGCGGAACGCAAAGGCCAGATCGCCATTGTCATAATTTGGCGCGGGCGGCGCGGCATTGGGCGCCACACCCGCATCAAAGTGGCCACGTTGGCCGGGTATGGTTGGCCGGTTCGGATCGGCCGATGGCATGTCCGCCGTTGTCACAAAGCGTTGACCCGGCCCCATGCCGAACAAAGCGGGGCGCGCATCGCGCCCGGCCTGCGGCACGGGCGCCGCCGCTGCTTGCGCCAGCGTCATATGCGGCGCGCGAGGTAGCGCCCACGGCGCATCAACCACGCCGCCCGGCCCGACCGGCTTTTGCCGTAGCCAATCTTCGTCATCGCTGATCGCCGGCAACGGACGGGCGCCGCGTCCAACATCCAGATAGTGCGCCACGCCCGGCTGTTCGCCGTTTTGAGTGCGCGGCATCGGCGTGCCGTAGGTCTGGTGCATCGCCGGATAGCGTTCGGGGTGCTTGAAATATTCCCACATATTAGGGGTATGCCTGCGATCGACCACGGCTATAGTTCCTCCATGCGCGGACCCATGATGCTTTTGGTCACTTGCTTCGCCGTCATCCTGGCATCGGGAGGGGCTGGCCTGTTTGTGGCGCTAATCGGGGCAATTGTTGCGGTGGTGTGGTCTGAGAAGGCTCAGCTTCGGGCTGAGCGCGAGCTAGACGATTATAAACGGGCACAAGAGATGGATCGCGCGCCGCAAGCGCCGCGAGGTCGGCCAACCACCGACGCACGGCTCCTGCGGTTGCTCGCGTCTTCGCAGTCCGCACCAAAAGGCGGACGAAGCCGGGATTCGTGAGCGCGTAGCCGACGCCGTTCATGCCGGCCATGCCGGCAAGAACCCATCCCCACTGACCGCCAACGGTCGCGGCCGTCAATGCGCCACCAGTCACCACCATATTATTAAGCTGCCGCCCGCTGCGCGAATTGTTGGCAAACTCCTCAATTGCTTTTTGGTGATTGGCGACCCGCCCAAGCGCATCAAGCTCTTGGCGCAATTCGGGCGGGAAGAGATGGGCCTTGCCCTCCGCCGACAATTGATTCCAGTGCGTCGCGAAGCGTCCGATGCTGAAAGCGCCAGCATCGGACGCCGCCGACGAACCGAACGTCGGGCTTCCCATTTCATGCAGCAAGGTCGCCGCCACAGTCCGCATTTCGTCAGGGTGCAAGGCTTCGCGAATGTAGGCCAGGTGCGCGGTATTTTTGCGCCCACCATCGCGCGCCAGCGTCCAGATGTGGTGGTAAACCTGATGGCCGCCGCCAATCCCGCGCCCCAGCTTGTTGATAGGTTCAAGCACCGCTTCGATGTGACGGGCGTGGCGCCCATACCATTCGTCAACGCGGGCTAAGTCTTCCGACGCTTGGCCACCGATGTTGCGCGCGCTCTCGGCGATGTCCTTGGTGATCGCCGTGTAGGCCTGCTGAAGTTGTGCGCTTGACGTGTCGCCGCGCAGCCCCGGATCATTCATGCGCTCGCGCAATTGCGTGCGCCATTGACGCAAATCGTCAAAGCTGAGCGAAAGGTTTTGAGGCCCCGAATCCGTCGCCAACGCTTCCCGCATCTGCGCGAGGAAGCCGCGCGGCGCCAGCGCTTCCCGCGAAGCCCCGCCGCGAATACGGCCAGCCATATTGTCAATCGCCGAAATCGTATTGTGCGCCACCACCACCGGCCCCTCGACATGGCCGGTCATTTGCCGCTCGTCATGCGCAAGCTGGTCGAAAATCGGCTGGTAAAGCGCCTCCGCCTGCGCGGGAAAGCTCCATTCGCCGATTGGCGTATGCATCGGAATGGCCCCATGCGGCGCCGGCTGATCCCGGTCGGACGTGCTGCGCCGGATGCCGGCTTGCGCTTCCGTGCCCGCGCCTTCCGGCGATTGTACAAAGCCGGTGCGTTGCGCCAATTCCCGCGCCCGCAAGGCAATGTCTTCGTTGGCGCGTTCAACGCCGCGCCGTGCGGTCATGCCGCCCAGCCATGATTCCGAGGCCGTCTTGGTCACGTCAGCCGCCGAGCCGCCATACACCGCCGCAGCCGACGGCCGCACCCGCGCCGCCTCGAAGTCCGCCAAGCGCGAGGCGGGCGTTTCCGATGACACCATGCCAGATGGCGCGCCCGTACCGGCGCGCAAGGCTTCGTCAGCCGCCGCGCCTTGCGGCGGCGGCGCGATCCGCCCCCGACGCGCGCTAGGGGACAACACCGCCCCCACCGCCGCGCCCGTTGCGGTATCCACCAAGGCTTGCGGCAGGCGCTCTTGCAGCGAGCCCTGGCCTTGGGCGAGCGCGTTGGGAAGCGTCAAGCCAGCGCCCAGTGCGGCGCCGCCAAGTCGCGTGGTGATCAGCGGCGCGGCCAGCGCGCCCGCCGTATTCGTCACAATGCCGCCCGTGGCGTTGACCGCATTGCCGGCTTCGCGATCGGCGCCCGCCTGATTGCCGCGCATGGCGAACACCAGCTCTTGATTGCGCGCTTCGTCGTTTTGCTCGAACGGCTGCGTGGTCATGCCGTGAACCAAGTCGGGAATATGCGTGAGCATGTTGCCGATGGCCTGGGGTGCGCCTTCCCAGGCACGCTGCCCCGCCGCGCCAAGGTCGCGGCCAAGGCGCGGCAGATCGAGGCTAGGAATTTGCCGCGCTCCCCCGATCATCCCTTGCACGTTGCGGCCAAGCGCGGCGCGCTGGCGCGGGTCGGAAAACATATGCGCCAACGGCTCGGAAACGTGACCCAGGCCCATCGGCACGAGATTGCGCTCAAACTCGCGCTGCATCGTGTCTGTCGCCACGGCGCGGCGCTCTTGTGGGGACCATTCGGTGCGGCGCGGCGCGGCTGGCGCTTGCGTCAGGCCAACGCGGCGCGAAAAGTCCTCGAACGGGATGTCTGAGTAATAGCGGTCATGTAGCCCATGCGCGATTTGCGCATCGGTCATGTCATTGTATTCCGGATGCTGGCGGCGGATTTCCGCAATCGTGGTCATCGAATGCCCAGCGGATCAGGCCGCGCCGTTTGCTGCGCCTGCGGCGGAGGCGGCACGTTTTCGGCGCCGAATTGCTGCACGTCCTGTTGATAAGCCGCCTGCAAGCGTTGCATGGATTCGGTATAGGTGCGCTCCAAATCGCTCAAATGTTGCAAGAATTGCGTTTGCGTTTGGCTTTGTTCCAAGCTGCCCAACACGTTTTGCAACAGCGCCGTTTCCCGATCAGACACATTGCCGAGCGCGCCGCCGGTTGGTGAATTGGCGCGCATGTCGGCCAGCTTATCAAAGCCGATGTTAGCGCGAATGGTTTGCAGTTCATTGTGCAAAGCGTTGGCGTTGGTGGTCGGGACGCCTTGCAACGTATTTCCAATGACGCCGGTTGAACCGAAGCCATGCGCATAATCGCGCGCCCGCGCGATCGCGGTGAGCACCGTGCGGTTTTGGCTCATCTGCGAAAGGATGCGCCCCGCGTTGCGGTTTGCCGTCGCCGCCGAGCGATCCGCCGCAGGACCGCCGGGGATTGGCTCTAGTGTGCCGTCCTGGCGATAGCGATAGCCCATCGGGGCGCGGCCAAAACCGCTTCCACCGCCAGCGCCGCCCTCTGTGGCGCGATGATAGCGCTGCTCTTCGGCCAGTCGCGCGCGGCCTAGATCAACATCGGCTTGCTGCGCGGAAGTGAGCGGTTGATGCGCGGCACGATAGGCTTGATAAGCCCCCGCTGGATCGACCTGCGCATCCGGCCCTTGCGCCGAGGCCCAATCGTTCAAGCGTTCGTTTTGCTTGTCTTCGGTATTCCATGCCCCTTGCTGGTGCTGTTGCAGCGTTTGCGCCCATTGGTTTTGCGCCTCTCGCTGCTTTTGAGCGCCCATGCGTTCGTCGTGCGCGGCGCGGCCACGGATGCCGCCCGCCAGCGCGTTGAGGATCGCTTCGCCCAGCCCATGGCTCTGCGGCATGTCTTGCATGGACGCCAGCATGGACGCCCAGTCAGCGCCCTGCGCGGTTGGCGGCGCGGCCTGATCGCTTTTTTGCCCCCCAAGCGCCGCCGCCAGTTGACGCGGGTCAATCGCCGTCTGCGCGCCCATCGTGGCGGCCGACCCCCATGCTTGCGGGGCGCGAGCATTCCAAACGGCCATTTCAGAGCGCTCCGTAATCGACCATGAGCCAGCCCGCTGGATCGACGTGCACCGCATGCGCGGGCGCTTCCGTCGCCATGACGCCAAGCCGCAACGGCGCGGTCGCCGCATCCCAAAGGTAGCGATAATTCCACCACCTGAGCCCGTTTGCATCAGTGTGGTGATAGCTCACATCGCGCTTCAGGCGCGGATCAGAGAAGTGTGTAATCGCCGCCGCGCCCAAGTTCGACAGCGCGCTCCAAGGCCCGGCGGCGTTTTGATATTGCGCGTTATAGCGCGCCATCTGTTGCCCGAAGTTGTTGGCGTTTATGCCGGCGATGTCTGTCCCGGCCATCGTCGGGCTATTGGGTGCGCCAGGGTTGATGGAATTGACCTGATTGCCGTTCGCCAAGCCGATGATGCGGTTGAGCGGATTGTCAATCGAGGCGTTCAGTTCGGCATTGTTGGCGCTGTTTTGCGTCTGCGCATCGCCCAAGTTCGTTCCGCGTTGACTCAAAATCTCGGAGAGGTTTTGTCCTCGATCAGACATAGCCTGTTGCCGCGCCGCCAATTCATTGCCCGCATACGCATCGCCTACGCCCTTGGAAAAGGCCTGTTGCGACGAACCCCATGCATCGGACCCCGCGTTGATGCCTTGATTGGCCAACCGCGAATCCAGCGATTCCTGTCCGCGCGATGCCCACTCGCCAACGCCCCGGTTGAGCAATTCGCGCGTGCGCGCTTCGGAATCGGCCCCGAACCTGCCAAGCTGGCTGTTGATGTCGAGCGGCCCGCCCGTGGCCCCGTTCACGTCGAGGTGATGAGGATTGTAAGGGCCGCCAAGCAAGGCTGACGCTTGGTTTGTTTGATCAATGCCTAACTGCCCCAGCAAACTGCTTTGCTGCGTTTGCAGGTCCAGCAAGTGCTGCTGCTCGGGATTGAGCGTCGTGGTTTGCGTTGCTTGCCGGATACCGCCAGGGCCGGGCTGATAGCTGTAGTTCACCTGCCCGTAGGGCGAATTGACGTTGGTGTTGCCATAGATTTGATTAGCGGCCGATGTCGCAAGGTTGCTGTTCGTTTGCGCTTGCGCGACGACATTGGGATCAGGCGGCCTGGGAACGCTTGGCTTGCTCATAATACTCTTCGCGGAACCGGTGTGAAATAACCGCATCGTCAGTTCCGAATTGACGCGGCAAGATAGCTTCATAGGTGAGCCCCAGGGCCCGCACCAAACGCAGCGCGCGCTCATTGCTGCGCGGCGTTCGGCTCCAAATCTTTTGGCAATCGCAAGTCAAAAAGGCGTAGTCGTACATGGCGCGGATCGCCTTGCGCGCCAGTAGCCAGCGCGCATCCACAGACACCGCGCTCACTTCAATCGTGCCGTTCCAAGGCTCCCAGCTATGGAACGCGATCACGCCCAAAAGCTCGCCCGCGTCCGTCTCAACGCCCATCGCCGTCGCCGCCTCCGGGAACGGCTGCCCATGCATCGCCGGTATCTTCGGCGCGGCCCAGGCCAGCAATTCCTCGCTGACGCGCGGCGACAGCTTCATATCTGCCCGTCGACGCTATAGCGCAGATTGACGCCGTTAATGTCCAGCGGCGACTGGTTGGCGCGCGCTTCCAGCACTAGCGAAACACTATGCCCGCTGCCGGAAATCGCCCGCCAGCCTTGCGTGGCGACGTCTTGGCCGCCCCACAAATTCGTGCCCCACCTACCCGTCCCCCATATGAGCGCGTTGGTGGTGGTGGTTGTCGGCCATGCGCCCAAGCCGGGGGTTGTCTGATATTCCGTGCGCGCGACAAGCCGGATCCCCGCCCGCGTCGTCGCCGTCACCACTACGCGGCATTCCAGCAGCGTTTTCGACACCGCTTTTTGCAACATGGTCCAGCCTTGCGACCACGCCGCAGTGATATCGCTACCTTTGTCGGAGTAGCCGTCGAAGCACTTATAGACCACACCATCGGAACCACCGGCGTAAAGGTTGGCGCCGTACACTTCGAAAGTCTCGAAGTCCCAGCCCGTGAAGCGGCCAAAGCCGCCGGTCTGGCGGTAGCGCACCACTTGCCGCGCCGTGGTCGCGGTGATCGGCGCATTGATCAGCAGGATGTCGCGCGCCGGAAAAAAGATGCCTTCCCAGCCCGTGAACGCCCGCCCCGCATTGGATAGCTCTTGCCACCCCGTCGCGATGCGCTGGGTTAGCGGCAAGCTTTGCTGATCGCCCGTCGACATCACCGCCTTAACGGAGATCAGCCCCGCCACAGTGATGACGCCAAGATCATCGCCAAGGTCGATAAATGGCCGATCCCCGATCGGCTCGCCCACGTAATAGGTGCCGATCAGCGCCCAATTGGTAGGATCGCCCGGATTGGTTCCCGAATAGACCGCGATCTCGCCTTCGCTGGTGAGCGCCACGAAGTAATGCGCAACGCCTGACCCGCCGTCCAACGCAAGTGATCCCATCGCGATCAGGTGGCCGCCAAAGTTGAACACCGCGCCGAGCGGGAAATTGGACACAGTGCCGGCGATGCTTTGCGTCGCGAAATACCCAAACGTCAGCGTATTCTTGAAGATGACGTAGAGCCGTTCGGCATGCGTCAACACGAAGCTGATTTGGTCGCTCGTGTAGGTCGTCAGCGATAGCGATGGAACGGTCCAGACCGCTCCGCTCCAATGCTGGGGCGCAACCGAACCGTTGCAAATCCACAGAAACGAACCACCGGACGTGGTGATATTGGTAAAGCTAAAGCGCGCGTTACCCATCGAGGTCAGCACCGCCGCCCCGATCGCACCCGCGCTGGACGCATCGTAAACGCTGGTCCCCGCCGCCGCGAACAGGAACGACGTGTTCGGCCCGCTATAGGCCATCAACGTCTCAACCGGCGTCGAGCCGCCCGTCAACCAGTTGGTATAGCCTTCCCGGATGCGCACCGAGACGCCGCGTGGCATCCAATTGTCGAACGTCCGCGCCATGGTAGCGGGCAATTCCGCTTCCGGCGTCGAGGTATCCCAGCCCCCCGCTGGCGCGGGAATGTAGCCTTCGTTGGCGCGGTAGCCGGGCCGGTTGAAAAGCCTTGGCCCGATGTCTTTCTTGATCGCCTGTCTCACCCGAAACCAGTCTCGGGCACGTTGGGCATTTGGTCGGACAGGTTGTAGCTCTCGTTCGGCGCAATCGAGATTGTGCGCGCCGAGCCTATTTGCGACTGATAGTCGGCCAGCAACGCCAGTTCGTAATTGCGCAAGTCCTCGGCGTAATCGCGGCCCTTGGACTGCTTATAGCGCCAGACAATCCCCAGCTTGAGCACGTCTTCGTCAAGCACATAAGTGTCAGTGTCGACGCTAAACGCGGTCTTATAGGTGGTCCCATCGACCGCCAGAACCGGGGTGTTGACAATGTAGTCGTAACTGATCGTGGCCGCCTCCGTGGGCGTCGGGAAGATGTGCAGTCCGTCATAACGGAACATGACATATTGCGTGATCGAAGACGTGACCGATTGACCTTGCGCGAACGAGTATTCGCTTGAGCGCAGCGGCCCGCCCATTTGGCGATGCGTCGTGGTGTTCCAGAATGTTTCCGGGATCGCATACTTGAAGTCAGTCGCCTTGCCGCTCGATTGCAGCGACGCCAGCGAGGCGGTGAAGCTCTTGGTGCGCTGTAGCAATGGCCAATAGAACTCGCGCCGCAGCACTTCGGCGGCTTCCGAATTGGCCAGCGCATAGAGCAGGTTTTGCGTTTCCTGCCCATCGGCCACCACCGTCGCCGTCACCGGCAACGATAGCAGCCGCTGCGCGTTATTGACCGCCGTTAGCAGTGTCACAGCCGCAAATCATCCTCGGCCGGGGTTTCCAGCACTTCCTCGACCGCGACAGAGCGATTTTTGCGCGTCGGCTTGTCAAAGCCCATGTTGTTTTGCTTTTGTAGCAGTTGCTTCACTTGCTCTTGCAATTCCGCGATTTGCCCGTCTCGCTTGGCAAGCTCCCGCGCCAGCTTGGCGTTTTGCGCTTCGGTCTTGGCCTCGCCCAAATAGGCGATGGCCTTGGCGCGCCACTCGCGGCCGCCACGGCGGAAGCAGGACTCAATCTGTGAATCCGACAAGTCGGCCACCTGCTGCACCGTGTACACGTTGGACGCCTTCAGTTGCGCCACCAGCGCCACGTCCATCCCCGGCCATTGCTCAAGCGGGGTGCCGCGCTCGGATGGCGATTGCCCCTTCATCCAGGCCAGAAACGGCTCCTTGAAGCGCTGGTATGGACCCTCGTCGCGCTTGATCGTGCCGTCGTCCTTGGTGCGCTGAATTTCGTAAATCGGGCCATCGCCGCGCGAACCCGCGACAATCACCCGGCAATGCACGGCGCGGTCATAGACCGGCGGACCGTCCATTGAGGCTTTCTCGTCCTTGATCGCCACTTCCTCGAAGAACAGCAGCAGCGGCGGCGTGCCTGGGGGCGCGTCGGCCTCGCGAAACGGGATCGGCAGGGATTCAGCCATTAACTCGCTCTACATAAAAGACCACATGGCCCGGATGATTTTCGGCGTAGCGGACGGCGCCGTAGTGCGCCAACAGCCGCTGCCACCAGTCATAGTCATGCACCGATAAGTGCAGCTTGTGCCCGATCAGAGCGCCGCACGCATCCTCGCCGGTATCAATGCGGAAATACACATGCCGCGCCGCCAGAAAGATGTTGCTCAACACCTTACTCACATCGCCGGGCGGGATGTGCTCCATGACATCGGTGCAAAAGCCGTACTCAGCTTGAACCGCCAGCCGCTCTGTCAAGTCATGCTTTACAAATGACAAGCCCAGCGCCGCCTCGTCGCGGGCGTTGGCCGCGAAATCCACCAGCACCGGATTGAGCCCCGCCGCCGCCATCGCCACCGAAGCCCGGCCAGTGCCCGCGCCAAAGTCCAGCACCCTCGCCCCGGCCGGCGGCTTTACCACGTCAAGGAACGTGCCCACCTCGATCTCGCCCGGCGCTACGGCGCGGTATTCGTCGCGCGCCCACAACGCCTCGTACTTGTCGCGCTCACTGGCGATGGCGTTGTAAGTGTCCGGCAACAGCCCGGTTCCATGCACCGTGATCGCGCAGCCCAATTGCTTCAGCTCATGGGCCACAGCGGGAAACACTTCGGCCTGCTGGCGCATGGTGAAGCTCGCCACATAGCGCTTGCCGTTGCGTTCCAAGGCGATGCACGGCTCGCCATCGTTCATGGGCTGGCTAAAGGCATGGGTCGCGTCGTCGCGATGCGACGAGTCGTAGCCAAAGCAGTGAATGTCGCGAAAGCCCATCGTGTAGGCCAAGCCCATCGCCACGTTGCCAACGCTGGAATGGCCGATCACGATGGCGTAGTCCGTGTGGTGCTCGAATTGCGGCAAGCGGTCATCGCCCACATGCACCAGCATGGCGTCGTCTTGCGCCTCGAATAAAACCGGGTCGACTTGGCTGGCGAAGATGTGCTGCGACGCAGGCCCCAGCAAATCCACATTCTCAGGCCGTGCGTCGGCAATGAATTGGTACACCGGAATGATCGCCCGTCCGGCCAGGAAGCGCGCCGCGCCGTTGAGCGCGAACACCACCGCGCCAGCCCGCGCCAGGGCGCGAATTTTCTCAATATCGTCGCCAAGGCTAGGCCCTGACCCACACAGCACCGCTACGCCATTGTGAGCGCCTGTGCAGCGCACCCAAGTCTTCGCCGTCGCCGCGTTGGCGTTGATGTTGGCTAGCAGCCGATCGTCGGGCGTATTGCATTCCATAACGATCGGAATGAGCAAATCAGCGCTCGCTTGTGGGTGGCGCACCCGTGCGAGCATGTCGTGGGAAAGCAGCGGCGGGATTGCTCCCGCCGCCTTAGTTTCCTGCATCAAGTGACGCGGCCTTGCATATGTGGCCGCATCAAATTGACCTTCCCAGTGCCCACCGTGGCGGAGCAGATAGCCGCCGTCAGCGCTCCCTGGATTTCCTTACCCGACGCGCTTGCCGCGATCAGGCCGACCGTCTTGCAGCCAACCGCCAAGCCGGCGGCAAACGACAGCGCGGAGGTCTTTTTGAAGATCGCCACGCCGCTGATTTGATACCAGCCATAATTGGACGCCACGCACGCGCTCATGGCCACCGCCACCGGTTCGGGCTTGTTAGTCCCGACCGGCGCCAGCGCCGTGATGTGCGTTGACGGGTTGAAGGTGACAAGTGAGCCAACCACCGTTGAGGCGATGCCTTGCAGGTAGACGAACTCGCCTTCGCCATAGGTTGGGTCTTTGCCCTTGGTGATCGTGCCCAAGGGGAAGATTTGGGTGGTGCCGAAGCCCGTCAGATCGACGCCGAGGAGCTGGCCGGTTGCGTAATAAGTCATGGCCCTTACTCCTTGCCTTTGCCTTGCAGCTGACGATTGGAGACGGCCATGTTGCCCGCCCACAAGATCAGTTGCACGGTCGCGTCTTGGGAGACGCTTTGGCGCTCGCCGCCGACAATTTCCGCGTCCCGATCACTGTGCGTGATGTGGGCGAGATAGTCGGTGTTGAGCATGTACAGGGTCGACGCGGCGGTATGCGTCCGGCCTGAGTTGATGATGCCGCCGTCGAGGATAACGTCGGAATTTACGAACTTGAGGCCAGTAAAGCCCGCCGTTGCATCGCCGTCGCCGGTAATGCGTTGGATCGACACCAGCGAGCCCCAGAACAAGTTGTAGTAAGCGTTGTCCATGGGGATCAGGTCGGGCTTGTCGTTATTGCGGATGCACGAAATCCACAACGTCCGCATCGCCGCCTGGATGTTCGATGATGTCGTAACGCCGCCGTTGGACGTAGAGAAGTCCAAGATTTGGTTACGCCACCAGGTATAGGTCGAGCCGGAAATGCCGCCTACCGTGTTAGTGTTGGTAAACGGCGCGATCAGTTCGAGGCCGCCGATTTCCTTACCGCCGGTGCCCGTGCCATCCGCATAGACCTGTGAGCCCATTTGGTTGACGAAGGTGCGCCGTGCGTTGTCGATCTTGGCGGTGAGCAACTTGATGACGGCTAGGCGGCCGCTGTTGCGCAACTGTTCGAGGCCGGAAATCGACACCGCGATCGACGCCTGTTTCCAGTCGAAAACCGCCGCATCAATGAAGTCGTTAACCGCAATATTGAGCGTCTCATATCCGCTGTAGAATTGGAACGAGCCGTTTTCCGCGTATTGGAGGGGAAACACGATGTCTCGACCGCCGTCGAGCATCATGCGCGACTTCTTGCGAAGCCTGTTGTACAGGGCAACGTTGTCAGACATGGCGTCGCGCATTTCGCTTTGGCGATTACGCAACGTCGTGGTGAGTAGTTGCCCAATGTTTACGTCTGCCATTGGGTTAAATTCCTAGGTAAGCCGCGTTGAGGCCCTACATCAGCCCGTCGAACCGGGCCGCAAGCTCCTCTTGCAGCGTCATGGTGGGTTTGCGTGCGGCCCCGTTAGTCTGAGCGCCGCCTCGCGGTGATGTCGCGCCGGCTGCTCTGGCCTTCGCAATCTCCGCCGCGCGCTGGTCCTCAAGGATGCGCTGGCGAAGTTGCGGGTGAGCGTGCAACGCGCTTTCATATAACTGGTCCAAGGTGGCCCCCCTGTTTGCCGGCGCTTGCGCGAGCGAAGCCATAAGCTCGCGCACATCGGCAAAGTGAGGCTTGTCCTTCGACCAGTCCTGAATTTGTGCTTCGAGCGCCGCGCGCTGCGCGTTCTGCCCTTGCTGTTTGTATTGCGACAGCTCGCTCTTGATCGCCGCCAACTCTTGCTGGATGGGGTCAATCCGTTGCGGCTGCTGGCCGTTGGCGGCCATCCAATCGGCCAAGCCGATGATGTCGGTCTTGAGGTACGTCTGGCAAATCCAATTCATGGCCTCGACCGGATTGGTGCGCAGATAGTTGTCCGCGTTCACCAAGTTCTCAACGTATTGCTGCGGCGTTGACCCTGACGCGGCCAGCTCTTGCGCGTACGGGGCCAGCTTTTGGGCGAGCGGTTCCCACGCCTTGGCGGCCGTGGCGTGCTTCTCAATGCCCTGCATCGCCTCTTTTTCGCGGGTCTCAAGCGCCTTGCGGAACGGTTCGGCCAGCGTTTCCCACTTGCCGTATTCCTCTTTGTACCAAAGCGGCTTCCACTGCTTGGCGGGCGCATCGGGCTTGGGTTCGGTCTTCGCCTCAACGGCCGGCTCCGCCGCCGGCTCTTTCGGCTCCTTGGCGACAAAGCGGCGGCCTTCGCGAACGTATTCGCGCTCAACTTTCTGCTCTGGCGTTTCGCCTTCGGCGGCGCCCTCTACGGCCGGCGGCTTGCCTGCCCCATCCAGCGCCGCATTCAGTTCGGCCAGCAGGTCGTCTTCGCTGCCTTCAATTTCCATCGCCAACGTCCTCGCTATAATTGAAATTCTTCATATCGCACTCGGAACTCAGCCCAAGCTCATGCAGCGCATCGTTGACGCCCGCCGCCGTCACTTCCGGGTCAAGCGGTACGTCATAGCGGCGGATGCTGGCGGCGTGTTCGTTGCCGACCTCGATACAGCCCGCCTCGCGCGTGGCTTGGCGATACGCCGCCTTGCTGTCGATCTTCTTGCACGCCGCGTGGTGGTAGAGGCCATTGACGCCGCCCGGCAGGCTGTCGCGGATCACATAGGGCGACGGCAGATCGGAGCGGTTCGGCTCCGGCTCCATGCAGTTATGCGGCCAGTTGCCAACTTCGTGCAGATCGCCGCAATAGCGGCAATGCCGCTTGCGGCTGACGACGCGGCCCTGGATCATCGAGCGCGCCGCGCTCCGATATAGCCGTAAACCTTGAACGTGGACGTGGCGAACGTCGCCTTAGCCGATAGATAGACCGTGGTGGTGCTCGCCACTGAGATGCGGCGCTGCCCGACTGGATAGATCATGTTGCCGCCCGTGGTGATCGCAGTGGCGTTTTGCACGAACGCGCCCGCGTTTGGAATAGTCGGCACCGTGGCGCTGACCGTGTTGATCCAGCCCTGGAACAGCGTTGACGTTGTGGTGCCACCAAGGTCGGTGGCGATTTCCCCCCACACATCCCAATCTCCCGCCGTCAGGGAAACCGTGGCGACATCGGCTGCAGTCCCTGTCGAAAGCGACACTTCAGCGCCGATCAGAACCGTAGTTTCCAGAATTTCGCTGACTGAGCCGGCCGCTGCGTTGTCATTGGTGGTCGTGCCGACGTTCATAAACGTCTTAAGCTGCGTCCCCGTGACCTTCTTAGTCGTGCCTGCCTCGTTGATGGGCAATTCATTGGCGCCCGCAGCGGCGCTCGCCGCCGTCAGCGCGGAAATCTTTGTATCAGCCACCTAGAACGTCTCCATCAGCAAACGGTCGCCCGTTTCCAGCAAAATTGCATCGCCCGTTTCCATTTCGATGCGGCCGCCCCAAACGCTGCCATCATCTTGCACCAGGCAAACCCCTGGCGCGCCCGATGTTACTAGCGTGATCGGAGGCGCACCGCTTTGCACTGGCGTCATGGGCGCGGCGCCGCTCGCCACTTCCACGTAAGCAGGCGCTCCACTCGCGACGATGACAACCGGCGTAGCCATTAATTGGTCGGCCCCGGCGGGCGGTCGGCGTGATAAAGGCCGCGCGCCTTCGCCACCGACGACTTGAACACTTGCATGATCGCTTCCGGGTCTTGGGCCGCTTCCGACGCCATCACCGCATCAAGCACACCCTCGAAGGCATCCCAGTCGATATAGGCCACCGCGTTCGGTTCGGCCCTTGCCACGTTGGCGACCAGCAACTCACGCGCGCGACGGCGGTCGTTTGATGTGAAGTTCATGCCGCCCAATCCAAAAGCATCAAGGTTTCCTCATCGTCTTCGTCATCATGCGCGACCGCCAATGCAGGCGATCGTTTAGCGGCAAGCTTGACAATCTCCACCGGCGCCGATGCCGGCTTCGGATGATCGAGCGGATTGCCCGCCTGCGCATCATAGGCCGCGCCAAGCTCGGCGCGGATATTTTCTTCAAGCCATTTGCCAGCCCGGCGCTTCCGATCTGAACCGGATTCCGGCCCCCAGTAACCGCTGCCCGCGTTGATAACCGCGCCACCGCTCGCAGCAAGCGCGTCATCCGCTTCCGTAACAGCCAAGTCGGCGGTTACGGTTGACGACACCAACGTTGCGTCAGCAGACAGCGCATCGTCGGCTTCCGTCGCCGACAGGGCCGCCGAAAGCACCAGCACCGCAGCGGCAGCAAGCGCGTCGTCCGCCTCGGTAGCCGCCAGAGTGGCGATCAGCAGCAGCGCCGCCGCCGCCGTCAGCGCATCGTCGGCCTCAGTGACCGCCAGCGCCGCAGAGAGCGCCAGCATCGACGTGGAGGCTAGAAGATCGTCCGCCTCCGTGACCGCCAGATTAGCGGTCAGCGCTCCGCCTATGTCGGCGGTAGTTGGATCATAGAGCCGAACGTCAGCCCGGTTTGCGTCGCTCGGAACTGACCTTAGAAAAATATCAGGCACTGGTTGGCGTCACCGTGTTGAGCGTGACGCCCGCCACATCGGGCGATCCCGGCTTATAAGCAAGCGCTTGATAGGCCGTATTGAGCGGCACGCCGATGGCAAAGTTGCCGGAGCCATCGGAAACAGCTTCCGCCACGACTGGCGCCGACGCCACTGCAATGCGGCCCGTTTCAAGCACCACAACACGGCACGCACCAAGCGCCGTTCCCACGTTGTCCCGAGTGACCCCGGTGATTTGCCACAACACACTCGCCTGCGTGTACACATTCAGCAATGCATTGCCCCGAGTGAATGGAACTAACGCACCACAAGACGAGGATATGCAGGCATTGTTAGCGATTTGGGTTCCCGCAAATAAGTCTGAGTTGGCCGTATAAGGCGTATAATCAGGATGCATCGGCGGATAGTTTTGTTGCCCCGCGATTGTCGGCCAAGCTGATAATGCCTCGCCAGCGCTCACCTGGGTGCTCGCCATCATTGGCGCCACGCCGGCGTGAACCCCCATGGCAATAGCCGACAGCCGCATCTCTTCGCCTTGCAAAATCTGATCGGCTGGGTCGGCGGCAAGGGTACGAATAACCGGCATTTACGGCGTCAATTGCTCAATCATAAACGAGTGTAGCGTCATCGAGCCGGTCGCAACCGTCTGCGTGAAAAAGAAGTCCAGCGTCAATGCTGACTGCGAATTAAAGCCCGTTCCGACAACAGGCGCGGTGTTGTATGGCAGCGTATTGCCGCCTGGCCCCGGCCCGGTCGCAGGCAACGCCGTCAACAATGCCGCTTCTGAAAACCAATTGCCCTGTCCGATAAGATTCGCGCTGGTGCCAGAGCCTACCGCGCGACAAGTCAACATCACGTCCAGCGTCCAAGGCACGTTCGTTTTAGCCACGATGTTGAGCGGGATGGCGAGGGTGTCGAAGGCAACCACGCCACCAAGGCGCAAGTCCCAGCGCGCCGTTCCCGGTGTGGTGACGGCGCAAGAAATGCGACCGCGAGCCGTAAGCCGCCAAATGCGCCCAATTTGCCAATAGCCGGCCGGCAATGTGGTTGGAACGTAAGTCGGAACGCACGACGCCGCTGCGGCGGCCGTTAGAGTTGGGCCGTCAGTGTAGGCGGAAGCAATAACCTGGGCTGGCATTAAGCATTACCTGCTGTGATGGTGAATGTGTTGACCGTGACCGTCTGCCCGTTGGAAACGACCGTTGACGGGGTGAACGTCATCGCCGTGGTGTCGCCTTGGATATGACAGGTGGTCACGCCGCTATCGTAAATCCGCCAAGACGCAATCGTCCCGCCTGCCGACGCCGTGCCGCTCCACACGCCGCTGAGCGCCTTGGTCCCCGCGCCCGCGTTGGCGAGGTAATCCGCCGGCAGCGTGATCGTGCATAGCAGGCCAGCCGGGTCAGCCGCCGCGCAATTGGCCGGCAACGCTCCCGAAAACAGCTTGAGCACCGCCGATGCGCCGATGGTCGTTTCAACCGCGTCAAGCTTGGCGTTGCGGACCGCTACCCCGTATTGGTAGGCCACTATTCAAAGCCCTCGACTTTGCCGTCCTTGCCGCGCTTGACCGTCTTGGGACGCGCCAGATACTTCAGCCCTTCGCCGATCGCCTTCAGCCCTTCGCCGATCGCCTCCCCGGACTTGTCTTCTTTCGGTTCGGGCGGCGCTTCGGCCTCCGCTTCGGCGGCCGCAGCTTTGCTCGACTCGCTGGCTTGGTGCTGAAGTTCTTTGTCCTTCATTGCGCCGGCGGCGTCGATCTTGTGGTGCTCAATCGCCGAACGGTCATTGATTTCTTGGCCGCGCAAATCCAACTCACGCTGCTTGATCTCTAGCTCCTTCGCCTTCAGCAAGGCGTCGATCCGAAGCTTTTGCTTATCCAACTCGAACCGCATCTTCTCGATCTCGGCGTTTTGAGCCGTCTCGCCCGCCTTCAACTGAAGCTCTTGGCCCTTCAATGCCTGTTCGCTCTGAGCCGTCACCGCGTTGGCTTGCAGCTCTTGGCCCTTCAAGGCCAGATCGCCCTTCGCCCGTTCGACTTCGGCCTGGACCTTCATCATCTCCGGGTCAGGCGGCGGCGGGCCCTTCGGCTTGGCGGCTGCCTCAACCGCCTGCTCAATCACCTGCTCAAGCTGATCGACCTTATCGAAGCGCCGCACCCCAAACAGCAGCAATTCGCCCACCAGCTTGGCCGCTTCCGGCGACGAAGACGCCATCGGCGCCGCCGCTTCCATGAATTGCACCATCGCCGTCATGAACTCGGTGGCGACCTGCTTCTCTTCCTGCATGTCGGGTTCGAGCGTCGAATCCGTCTCAACGTCGATGCGGAAATTACGTGACGCATCGTCACGCAGCAGCTTCTCAACCTGCGCCAAGAATTGCGCCACCATCTGCTGTTGCTGCTGCTGCGCGGCCTGCGCCTGCAATGCCTGTTGCGCCTGGGCCTGCATGGCCGCCACTGGGTTCGGCGGCTGGCCCGGTTGCTGTTGCTGGGGTGGCCCGGCCTGCGCCGGCGGCGCTTGGGGCGGCGGCGGTTGCGGGACGTATTTGGCGATCAACTCCGCGTCCAGGCCAGCCATCTGCGCAATGGTGCGGAATTGGAATTGTTCGCTGATCACTTCGGCCTTCAGCCGCATGATGTCAGCGGCGAACCGCATCACGTCTTTCTGAATACGCCGCACCCGCAGCGAGCCCCACTTGGCTTTGATGCCTTGTGCCGTCGCAGTCTCGTTGGGGTCCGTTGATCCCCGCAGAATGTCGCCAATCCCACTCACCTCGTAGAGCGTCTGCTTGGCTTGGTCGCGAACTTCGTAGAGGCCCTTGAGCACTTCCATGACGATTTCAACCGGGAAGAACTCAACCCGGCCCTTGGCCCCGCCGCCTTCCGCGAACATCGCCCAATTCTTCACCGCGATCATGCGGTTATCGGACGCTTCCAGCATGGTCGCCAACTCGGCGCTCTCGCTGGCGTATATGCCCACCACCTTGAGCGCTTTTTGCAGCACCCCGATGCGCTCGCTGCACCGGTTCAGCTCTTCGGCTTGGTCCTGATACAGCGCATAGTCCGGCGTCGGGATCAGGCTCTTGCTGGTGGTCGTCGCCAACAGCGGGCGCGGGCATGGCCAGAAGTCGCGGAACTTCACCGGCGGCGGACGCATCCCGATAATGGCGTCCTCGTCGCTGCCCGGCGCGACATAGATGACTTGGCGGCTATCCTTGTCCCAGACTTCCCAAATCTTGCACTTGGAGCGCTCGTCCTTCAGCCCCTCTTGCGATTTGTCGCCTTCGTTGCTCACGTCCATCGTGAGCTTCGCCGCCACGCTGGGGTCTAGCTCAAGCTGTTGCAGCCATGCCCCAATCTCGCTGCGCGTCTTGTAGAACGCCCGCGCTACCCAGCGATTCTCATTCCAGGTCCGGCAAACGCTATGCAGGAAGTCCAGCCACGGCACATACTCAGCCGTCACGTCCTCATAGGCCAGATGCCCGCCCACGATTTGCGGCTCGTAGAATACCCACACCTGACCCCGGCCAGGCAACAGCCTGTCCCGCACCGCTTGGTCGATTTGGTTGTCGAAGTCGTAAAGCTCGCAGCTCGTCTCTAGGCAGCGCTCAAGCAGCATGGACGCCAGCCGCGCGATTGGGTCGCGGTCGTGGTAGCGCCGCACCGCGCGGGCCTTCGGGGTGTTCATGTACACCGCTGGCCGCAACGTCTCGACGTTGGACCACAGAATATTGAACTTGCGCGAGCGGTCAGCCGTTATGTCGCGCTCGTCGTTGTATATCTTTTCGACCTTCTTGGCGCGGGCCTCCCATTTGGCCTGCTGCTTCTGGCTCGCGGCGATCTCGGCGCACCATTTGCGCGCCAGCCCCGCCATATCGGCGGGCGGCTTGTCGAGGTCTTCGGTGCTTGCGGCCGGAACCTCGTCAGCCACTAGACGCGCTCTTCATCGTTCCTACGTCGCCCAAGTGGCCCCACAATATCGTTGAATGTTGCTGTTGACGGCGCGCCCACGATAAGCGTGCGCTCCGGTCGTTTTGCCGGCGGCGGCGGCGCCATCTCGCGCCACGCCATCGCCAGATAGCGGAAAGCGTCCGCCGTGTGACTTGTCCAATCGTGCCGAGGCGCGTCCTTGAACGCCCGCGTCTTCTCATCGAAGTCGGCCCGGTATTGCCGCAGCGCCTCGATCCCATCGGCGCACTTGAACCGGTCAAACCATACAATCGGCATGGTCAGCCGCGCGGCGTTGATGCCGTCGCCAATCTTGTGATTGGGCACCAGCTTTGGCTTGCGCCCCAGCTCTTGCAGCGTCTCAATCCGCGTCCGGCCAGTGCCTAGCTCGCGCACCTTGGCGTCATGGGGAACCCAGTCGTCGCCCCAGCGGTATTTCAGCGCCGACAGCACTGCGGCGTAATGCGCCAGCCCGTGCCCATGCGCCTCGTAGTGGCCAATGACCCTGATCTCGCTGGCCACGACCTGGAACATCCAAATTGCCGTGCTGTCGCCTATGCCCAAATCCCAGGCCGTATGCACGGGTAGGTCTGGATTATAGGGCAGCTCGCAGACGCGGCCTTCTCGCTCGGCTTCCGCGATCTCTTTGCCGAAGTAGGCGCCGAGGATAGCCGCTTCGAAGCTGCATTCAAACTCTTGCTGATACTGCTCTGGCGTTGACGACCGCCTAGCGTCGTCAAGCTCCTCTTGCGGTAAGATGCCCGTCTCGGACGCGCGCAGTACGTCAAAAAACCAGCGCTCCGGGTCGCCCCTGGCCTCTTCGCACTTGTCGAAGAATTCGTTGTGGCCCTTGGGCGTGCCGATGAACGTTGCCCATCCGCCCCGATCAGCCAGCATTGGCCGGATGACCTCGCCCCACACGCTTGGGCGCATGTCGGCATATTCATCGAGCACCACACCATCAAGGTAAGCGCCGCGAAGCCGGTCGGGGTTGTCCGCACCGTGAATACGGATGCGTGCGCCGTTCAGCAACTCAACCCAAAGCTCGCTCTCATTCTTGTCGGCGATGATCGGCTGAGCGAAGCGCTTCAGGTATTCCCACGCCACTTCCTTGGCCTGACTTAGGAACGGCGCGACGTAGGCGTAGCGACCGTGCGGCAACGTCAATTGGATGGCCCGCTTGATCTTATCGTTGATGCAGCCAACCGTCTTGCCGCACCGGCGGTGCGCCACAATCGCCGCCCACCGCTGAGTGCGATTGTGATATGGGATAAAGACACCGCGCGGGCTGTACGGGAGAACTATCCGTCGCTGGGCGGCTGCCACGTAACCACAAGCGCTCCGCCGCCCTGCCCGCTCAATTCATGCTCCCTGCGGTCGCGCCATTCATCGGGTCGGCGATTCTTCATCCAAAATATCGCCGCCGTGGTATCCGGGGCGTGGTGCTCCACGTATTGCGCGTACACCGGCGTCTTAGCGCCAGCCGGCATGAAAATCTTGACCGCCTCAACCCGATAGCCAACCGCCCGCTCATACAGCGAGCGCTCTACTCGGTCGTCCGCCACCTCTTTGCCAGCCTTTAGGGCATGTAAAAACTCTTCGTGATCGTTCTTCCAATTGTAGAGGGTGCGGACACTGACGCACAAAAGCTCCGCAAGCTCTTGGTCCGTAAAGCCAATCTGGCAAGCACGTCGCGCTATCTCGGCGAACTCTGGCTTGTAGGCGCTCGGCCGACCGTTGGGGTTAGGTTTTTTCATTGGGGTTGCGCCTGGGGACACACGCGACCGTCCGCCAGGCGCTCGCCTGGGACGCAGCGTGTGGGTGGGTTGAGTTGTTGTGTCACCGCCCCCGTTATCGCCATCTCGTGTCCGTAGCTGGCGAAGTTTTGGGAATAGGTGGCCAGCCATATCGCGCCGGCCGCGAGCATCAGGGCCGCGCCTGTGATTAGGCCAACGGCTAGGCCCAGGTTGCGCGCCCCGTGCGCCACGGCTGCCTCGTGCTTGGCTGTGGGGCGGGTTTTAAGCTCGGCGCGGAGGTGGCCGATCTCGGTGGCCTCTTCCATTGAGCCCACGCCTAGGGTCTTACACCAGTCCGCCCGCTCCGCCACGCGGCCGGCCTTGATGGCGTTGGCGCGGATGGCGTCGTCGCGCTGCTTCAGCTTGGCGGTGGCGTTGAGCGCTTGCGGGAGGGGGGTGGGGTCGCTCATGAGGGCCGCTCGTCTGGCTGGCGCCCCTGGGACGCGACCACATGCGCCCACCCGCGCTCAAAGCAATGATCCGCCACGCGGCGCGCTTCGTCGACCGTCGCGCCGCCCGACATTGCCTCTGTGCTGAGCATCGCGCAGCCGGTTATGATCACTTCCTCGCTGGGGCGAACAATGCCTTGATCATGACCCCATCGCATCCAAGCTTGGATTACCGCCGTCAAAACATCGGCGCCGCTGATCGTTTCGGCTGGAAATTGCTCCGCCAAATCCATGCGCACAACGTCGAATATCACGGATAAGGCCGTGTCGCGAAGGTCTGAGTCAACCTTCTCTCCGCCAGGGGCAACGAGTGTCATTCAGGCCAGATCAGCACAATGGGGACCACGGCCAGCGCTAGGCATACCAGCGCGCCTAGAGCGCCCCAGGTAAACGCCTCAGCGCGGGTCAAACTTGCACTGTAACGGGCGTTACGGGCCGGTGTTCGCCGCAGGCCATGACATCGGCGTTCGTGGGCCTGTTCGGCCAGTTGGGCGCGTTCGTCTAGAAGCGCTTGGTGGCGTTCGTTGGCGCGATCGAGCGAGATGCGGTCCGCTTCATGCACGGCGCCCGCGCATTCGTCGATGACGGCGCGCGCCTGCTTGATCTCGCCGGCAAGGTCGATCGACCGTTGCCAAGTGGCGTTGGACAGGCTCACCGCGAGCGGCCTGCTTTGGGAGCAACCTTGGGGGCGGCGCGCTTGGCGGCCTTCTTGGCGGCCTTGCGGCCATTTTTTCGCATTGTCGCAGTGAGTTTTGCCATGGTTTTTCCTCTCTGGTTGGTTCCAGCGGCCGGCGGAGCGGGAAAAGGGGCGGCTCCGGTTGAAACGGGCAGGATTTTGCCCTGAGCGGGATGCTCATGAATGCCGCCGGGCTTACACCGCCGGTCGCTGGAATTGGGCGGAACGCGCCGTGCCCCCTCGTAACACGAGGCACGCATGGAGCCATCCTTACGCATCGGGCGAACCTTGGTTTGCCGATACGCGCGTTCCGCTTGGGTTTCGGCGGGCGAGCTGGACAGGTGCCTTGGGGTGAACCGTCTCTGTGAGGTTGAGACCCTGCCGCCGTCCGCCGAACTGAAAAGGCGCGTCCGAGTGAGTTGGCTTGCCCCGGACGCGCCAAAGTGAGCTTGCCTGAACGTGGGGTGATTTGTGCCAGGGGGTCAAGCGGCATTTTGGGCCGCTTCAGGCTTGTAGGTCCGGGCGATCCATTGGCTCAACGCGAAGGGGATTTTGGCAATCTTGGCGCTGGCGGCTTTGCGGGCGGGGGATTTGCTGGACGTGACGCAGTGGTTGGCGTCAAACCATTCCGCGCCCGCGCCCTTGCGCCCTTCGCGCTTGGATTGCCCGCCCTGCCTTGAGGGGCTTGACGGATCAGAAAACCAATCGCCACCGTGTTTTCGCGCTTCGCGCAGCTCAATGCTGGTGAACCGCGCGCCTTCGCCGGGCGCGGTGCGGCGGTTATTGCGATCCGCTATCGTGTTGAAGCCTTGCCCCGGAACGTGGCGGGGATCGTCGGGATGATACCACTTCAGGCCGCCAACCTTCACGCCCTCTCTGGCGCCGCGATCTTTACTGTCCGCAATCGCAAACCACGATCCGGTCCCGTGCGCTGTGCCGTCCGGGTTGAACTTTTGCGCTTGCAGCGTGTGCGGCATCAGCGCCGGCACATCGCCCCAAAGGTAATAGCTCCCGAAATTCCACTTTGCCCGCCCCACCCACGGAACCGCGCCGCGCACGTTCTCAACCACCAGCGGGATATGGCGCCCCGCCGCCGCGCTGGCCTCGCGCTGGATGCGGAAACAGGCGTTGAATAGCGCCGTTAGCTCCGCAATGGTACGCGAGCCTGTGTAGCCTACGGGGAAGTCACCCCGACCCCTCAGCGCCGCCGCGATTCGCTTCCCCCGCGTCCACGGCATCGCCATGTAGCTAAATTCCTGGCAGGGAGGAGAGGCGACGATTAGGGCCGCATCCTTGAACGCCGCGCCGTCCAACGTCAGCACGTCTTGCAGCACCAGCGTCGCGGGGTATTTTTCCTCGCCGTATTCGTGCGCCTCAATATCGTAGCCGGTCACGGCGTAGCCTTCGGCCAATAGCCCTTCCGTCCAGCCACCTAACCCGGCGAAAAGGTCAATGGCGATCGGGCGCTCACCGCCGCGCATTGTGCCGCTCCAGGCCCCGGTCGCAATCGTAGTAGTATCCAGCCATCGCCATGAGCACGAGGCGCGTAAACGGCTTGGCGGGGCGGGTGTCTGGGATCGGCTCGCGGCCCGGCCCCATCTTGCGCCATACGCCCATGCCGACGGCGATCTCTGGCAGCGTGTGTAGCTGGACGATCCATTCGACGCACCGCGCCGCCAGCGTGGCGTTGGTGCGGGTCCAGGCGGCTTGGCGCAGCCCTTCCAGGGCGCGCACAGCGCTGACCTTGGCGGCGAGGCCGTAATCGGTTGAGCCTCCGTCCACGGGGATGTCATCGAATTGGCGGGACATGCCGTCGAACGCCGCCGCGCAGTCGCGCACGGCGCGGCATCCGGCCAGCCACTCCTCTTCGCTGATCTCGCCCTTGAGCGCCTTCACGCACCACGCCTTGCGCGGGGCTTGCTTGCCCTCAATTAGCTCGTTGCCTTGCTCGCGGACCCGCTCCCATTCCAGATCGTAGGCCCGCTGCAGAATGCTCATCGTGTTTGCCCCCTCAACGGCACGCCCAACGATCTCAACGCGGCAACGGCCTGGTCGAAGTCGTTGCATACCAGCGTAGGGATGCCACATGCGCCGAGTTGTTCAATCACGCTTTTCTGAGCATCGCTAACGCGCGGCTTGGCTTTCGAGCCGGGCTTGGGCGGGGCCTTTAGCTCGATGGCGATGACCTTAGCCGCAATCCCTGGCCCGCCCAAAACCGGCCCATCGTGATGCCCGCATAGGATCAAATCCGGCATCCCCGCCAGCACGCCCATCGCCTTCAACACGCCGGCCTCAGCCTTACTCCGTCCGCCGCCGTTGGGGATGTGAAACACCATCCACGGCGGCGGCAAGGCAAGGCGCAGGAACGCCACAAGCTGGCGCTGGAGCGCTTCCTCGGGGCGGTTCACCCTAGCCAACCAATCCAGCGGGCGACGATCACGCACACAACGACAAAAACAAATCGCCCGAAGGTTTCTGCGACGAACAAGACCGACTTCATCAACGTACTAGACACGCTCACTTCGCCCACACGCGCAGCTTGTTTGTAAGCCATTAATCGGCCACCCGGCGCACTTGCTCCGCGAACGGATCGTATTCGCGGGCGATGCGAAATTCGTAAAACTGATCCGGCAAGTCAAAGCTCTCATGCGGCGTCGGCGCGTCTTGAATCAGTGCGCGCGGGAAGATGGCATAGAAAATCGCCATGCCGTTTGGCGCATCTTCGCGTTCCAGCACTTCGCCGTCCGTCACCACATGGTGGTGCCCGCTCTCGCTATGGCTGATGATGACTTGGCCACGCGCGTTGCGATCGGTCGCGGGCTTGGTTTTGACGTTCGTGGGGATGGCGTCGATCTTGATGATCGTCACCTCGCCTTGCGCACCGATGATGGTTTTCATTTTCATGTTCTCCGTGGGGGGTGAGCATATTCGCTCTGTGGATCGCCAATGCGCCATGCCTGCGCGGAGATGGCGGTCTCGATGGGGAGATTGTCAATGTCGCTGATGCGCGGCACGCCTTCGACAATCAGGCCGTTGCGCGGGCATCGCGCTTTGAGGAATCGGCCTGGCTCGGGAAGGCCGGGAAGCGTCAACTCAATCAGTTGGCCCACGTCTTCGCTGCCGCTGTCGTGGATCACTTTGGCTTCCAGCACATCCAGCATTTTGGCCCAACCGACAATGGCGGCGCCGGCGGCGCGCTGCTCTACGTTTTTGCAAGCGATCACTTCACGCGGATCTAGCGTGGCACGCCCCTCAATCCAATGGGCAGGCACTCTAGTCCCATGCCATGAATAGAGCGCGAATGAATCGACATAGCGCATGGCGGGTCCATTTTCGCTATGCAGCCTCCCGCCCTCATCGAGATTGAGAACATCCGGTCGGTCGCAGATAATTGCGAGCTTTTCGTAGAGGTATACCCAACCACACGATCGCACCAGCACCAAGTGAGCATCCAGGGCCGCTTCGTTTTCTCGCGGCCTCCACCCCACTCGTCTGCCGCAATCCAACCATTGCCATAGGTAATCCCATTGGCCGTAAAACCATGTGCCATACACACTAAGTCGATTGGCCCCGAGATTGGCCTCGAGATAGGCCCTGAGATAGGCCCAGAGATTGGCCCAGAGATTGGCCCTGAGATTGGCCCCGAGATTGGCCTCGAGATTGGCCCTGAGATTGGCCCAGAGATGGTCCCAGAGATTGGCCCTGAGATGGTCCCAGAGATTGGCCTCGAGATTGGCCTCGAGATTGGCCCCGAGATTGGCCCCGAGATTGGCCCCGAGATTGGCCCCGAGATTGGCCCCGAGATTGGCCCTGAGATGGTCCCAGAGATTGGCCTCGAGATTGGCCTCGAGATTGGCCCCGAGATTGGCCCCGAGATTGGCCCCGAGATTGGCCCCGAGATTGGCCCCGAGATTGGCCCTGAGATGGTCCCAGAGATTGGCCTCGAGATTGGCCTCGAGATTGGCCCCGAGATTGGCCCCGAGAT